CCGCACAGCCATAAGCCGAGGGATTTTAAAAACTCTTAGGACAATCTGCAAATCAATCACTTACGTAAAATCAGTAAGTTACCAAACACGATGGCGGGTTAGTTTGGGTTGTTGTGGGGGTCGTAGTCACATTAATCAAACTAAATTCAATAATCAGAAAGAATCAGATGTGCTCACTTATTACTTAACCTAACGCCCTTACTATTCAGTAATATAATCAGGTATGACAGTCGACTTGGTGCTCAGGCTATGTGAAAACGTTTTTTGGGTCGTAGATACTACCAAAGACAGAGCTGCAAACCGCGCTCATACGTTAATTTTGGCTCTACTAACCAGCCGATCAATTTCAGATTTTTACGCATACGTGCGCACTTCAGCTTTTGGTTAGGGTTTTCACACAGCCTATACCAAAAGCTGACACGGCTCGCACTATTGTGAGCTGATAAATAGAAGATCAGGATATTTGTGTTACTATTAATAAAAATATTAGTTTGATAAGTTATAATTTAATGGGTATAGAATGGAACTATTACAAGAAGTTGGAGCTATAGTTAAAATTGTAATTATGCCTACACTCGAAGAGCAAACTTATTTTCAGGGTTTTGATACTGGGATTACCCATCCTGATGTTGCTGAGATTCTTTTGCTATTAAATAAAACACCAAAAAATATAAAGGAAATATTTATTCAGAATGAGGCCCAGTCAATAAATAGGCTGGAAACACTAAACCCGATAATTCTCATCTCAAAAGAAAATATCGATAATATATATTTGACTTTCCGAAGTTCTTTCTGTTTAATTTTTTGCGTTAGAAAAGATTTTTCATTTTCAAAAGATTTTTCTAAATCTTTTGAAATTCCTCCTATTATATGCTGCGATGTTAAATCTGCTGATATACGACCTTGTGAAGTAAATAGTATCTTTTCTTTTGATAAGTTGCTTTTCTCACGACTTAAATTAGTTGAGAAAAAATATAATAAAATTAATCCAGAAATCAAAGTTTCTGGAAAATTAAAAAGAAGAGGTGCGTTTTTTAAAAAAACAACATGGAGCTCCACTCTCAACAATACTACTCTGCCTAACGAACTGCTTATTGAATCGTTAGGTTTTATGCTCTCACCCTCAAAAAAAATTAAAGATGGAAGTAGTAGGAGAGAGTTTATAAATCACATCATAGAAAGTGTTTCTGCTTATAATGATTGTTTGGAAAAATTAGGGAAAATACCATCATCTGAAATTATATTGTATACCCCTGGTATGTTTTCCTTCTTGCATAATAAAGATAGCGAAATTTTCAAACTTCTGAGGAAGAATTAGAACTGGATGAAAAACGGTTTTTAATCAGTGGGGTTTTAAGGAATCCAGATTATTCAGGAATTAGGTTTATTTTTGAAAAAAAGAAAAATAAATTATCTAGGATTTTAAAAAATCCAAAGGTAAATTATTTGTGTTCTTTGAGGATAGCTGAAATGCGCCTTACCACTGCAGCAATTTCATTATTGAGTTCGAATAAAGACTCGCCATCGATTAGATTACCTAACGAAATAAATCATTGTAGTAGTCACCTAAGAAAACTGGAAACGTTAGCTAGTACCTTTGGAATAAACGATCCAGTTTTCTTAAAAAAAGCTAAAGCATTCAATACTATTACAAGACGAATTATTGGCCCTAAAATTAGGACTTACATTAATGATAATTATAATGATATATCCTTCGTTAGTGATATTCCATTAGACTGGATTAGATTTGATAATATACCGATTATGTTTAGCCATGAAATTTCAAGGATTAACGTCACTCCAGGCAATATTCTTTTACAGAATGCATCTTCATTTCCAAGAACTACGATTAAAAGCTCTGAACTAAAAAAAATCTTAGTTATACGTTCTTTTGAGCCCGATGATCCACTCAAATTTTTTTTAGAGATTGCCTTGGAAGTTTTTAAAGAAAACATGCCGGACCTCAAGTGTGAAATCGTAGATGTCAGGTCAAAAGGTGAACTAATTGATGCATTAAATCAATATAATGGATACATCCTTATAATGGATTGTCACGGAGATCATGGCGGTGATACAGATAATGGATGGTTAGTAATCGGAGATGAAAAAGTTGACACGTGGCAATTGAGAGAGAATGCTAGGGTACCGCCTATTGTTATTCTCAGCGCCTGCTTAACATCTGCACTTAGTGGCTCTCATGCATCAGTGTCAAACGGATTCATGGTTAGTGGAGCTTTAAGTGTTATTGGTACATTATTGCCAGTAAATGCCTTTGATTCAGCAGTTTTTGTTAGTCGACTCGTATATAGATTTTATGAATTTCCATCAGTTATCCCTAACCATTATACTCATGTCAATATGAGACTTTTTCTTTCATTATTCCTTAGGATGTCTTATGTGACTGATTTGATGCGCGGTTTTGAGCGGGAGGGTTTTTTGTCCAAGGATTCATGGCAAGATGAACATGTTAAGATAAATACTTACATAAATATGTTAAATAGTGATTGGTATCATTATACGATTACTTCTCTTGCTAAGCTAACTAAGCTAAATGAACAAGAAGTGAATGATATTATAGAAAGCAAATTATTCATAACTGAGACTATGTGTTATAGTCAAATCGGAATGCCTGAGTCAATAACAATTATTATACAGGAATAATTTTCTATGAGTGTTTCCCATTATAACCTATCTGAGCCTTGCTATATAAATGCTAATCACTTCTTTTTTCAGTATCTATACACTCAATATTTGTGAAGCACAACCATTAAAAAATGGCGGAGTTTTCATTACTAAACGTCCCTTACAATCCAGAGAAATACTATTAACAATAGTAGGCAGCTCATTGAACGGTGAGTGTAAAGCAACTCTATTCCATAGTTGCTAGCACAGCTGCAAATTATCAAGTGATTTTGGTGTCAATATCCGCCTTTCGCTCGAGGCCGTCAATTGTCTCAGTGCTGATGTTTGATACTGAGTTGCTGACCGGCAGCACGCCTACGCATTTGTGCGACATACTATAGCCTCATTAGTGGACTTTTGGTATAAGAAACCTGCAAAAGTGGGTTGTTGTTAATAAGTTTCTAGTTTTATTTTACTGTTTATTTCTGATGTTGGAATGGGGAAAGCTATATCTCTCAGACTTTCAACATTGAAAAAATATGCATCTTCGGTTCCCTTACCTCTGTCTAAGCAAAGTCTAAACTCACTCTGATGCTCATACTCCTTTTGCTTATGAAAAACCGCATCCGCTGTATTTTCAAGAGAAAGAGATTCATTACTATCATAATAAATTAACTTCCTTGCTGAAAAATAATTCGCCTCATTACTATCAATCAAAGATTGTGCTGCCCTTTTAATACGAGAAATAAATTCAGGAATATTAGGTATTATTACAGCATAGGCCCCTAAGTTTAAAGATTCTTCCGGCATTTTAAAATACCCCCTGACCTGCTCTATTTGCTCTTCAGTAAGCAACTCATTAATACTAAATTCATGTGAATGTAGAACAGTTAAGCAAAGCACATTGTAACTGTCGTGGTTATTAGTTCTAATAATAATTGGACCTAAAATATCTTTTTCAGTTATGATAATTTCATCCATTCCCGGGGGATGTATGATAAGACGTAACCCTTTTGGCTGCAGCCAAGCAGTCACCGCTTCATTCTTATCCCCAATATTGTTATTTTTTTCCTCCTCGTACTCTTTAAAGTATTTAATGGTGTTCATGTAAAGTTTACCATCGAGAAAATCTTCTCGGTATTTTTCGGTGGAAAATACCTTCACTAAAAAACCGTATCCATCACTCATTATAGCCTCCTGATAAATTTTATTATCATCTATAGGTCTTCATTCGGGTTTACTATGGTTTCTTTCATTTTCAAACCTTTTGACCATGTCGGTATTATGAAGCTGACGAATATACTATTCAGGTATTCGCTGTTTGAATATCCAATGCCCACTTTTAGCTGACTGTCAGATTTTATCGTATCTTGCTACAAAACACAGTCAGTAACCCGCGAGAACTAGATATTCCAACGACATCATGATTCGTTCTTTGGACACAGTTATTACAAAAACTACCAGCCCTTTTATTCGTCATTATATTCTCACATTATTAATTTTTCGAAATGCGATCATAAGGATTCAAACTCACTGCCGCTTCTAAATGATCCGGGGCAAAGTGGCTATAGCGCATGGTCATTTGGATAGTGGAGTGCCCGAGGATTTGTTGTAGTACTAATATGTTGCCGCCGTTCATCATAAAATGACTGGCGAAAGTATGCCGTAGAACGTGGGTTAACTGGCCGGTAGGTAACACCAGTTTAGCCCGGTCAATGGCTTGGCCGAATGCGTCATAGGCATTGGCGAATAAGCGCCCTTTCATCTTTGGAATCAGTTTATGCAGTTCCGCAGAAATAGGGACTGTACGGTTCTTTTTACTCTTGGTGTTGACATAAGTAATTTTGTTTGGCATCACCTGAGCTTGTCTTAATTGCTCCGCTTCGCTCCAGCGTGCGCCGGTGGCCAGACAGATACGAACAATGATACCGAGATCTTTATTGCTGGAATTGTCACACTCATGCAGCAGGTGCTTAATATCATCTTCATAAAGAAAAGTTAATTCGTTTTCACTTTCACGAAATAACCTGACGCCATCCAGCGGATTCGCATGATTCCAATGCCCTAGCCTTTTCAACTCATTAAAGACAGCTCGCAGATATGCATGTTCGCGGTTAACAGTTGCCTCTTTTGGCGGTTTAACGATTCCGTGTTTTGACTTACGACTAAACTCACCGGCTAAGCGCTGCTTGCGGTATTTGGCGAACACTTCCCGGTCAAAATCAGCAACAGCAGGATCTCCCAAGTTATCACACAGGATATTGAGTTTATCTAGTCTTGCTTTGCCGTCACTCAAAGAGCGCCCGTGGAGTTCATACCACTGACCAACCAATGTTTTTAACCTCTGCGCAGCAGTTTCTGCCGGTGTGTAGTTAATATCCAGATCACCACGTTGCGCTAACTGCTCACGTTCAAAGCGCAACGCCTCGCCGCGAGTAACAAAGGTTTTCCTAACCCGCTTACTGTCACGGCCATCTGAGTAAAAATCACAGACCCACTTCCCATTGGGTAATTTCCGTACTGCCATAAATAAGTCCTCAAGAATAATCCCTTGGGTCTATTTACTGTATATAAAAACAGTAGTCAATGTTTGATACTTATAACCATAAACATTGAGGTTTAGTCATTCTCTTGAGTATGAATCGCGATAACTTTAGCAAGTATCTCTTCTAACTCCTTTTTGGTTACATTCTCTATATCCAAAGATTTTATTTTGTTATCATCCATCAGTAATTTAGCTGACCTACCCTTACGTGATTTGAGCCATTCAATAATTACATAAGCAAGAATTGCTATTGTCGGTGTATCTTTAATTTTGAATAAAAAATCGACAACTTCGTTAGCGGTTGTAGCAGCGCTAAAACAGATCGGGAAACTTAACTCTAGATTATTTTTCTTACATAACTCTATAAAATCATCGCTAACAAGTAGTCTAATATTCTGGTATATCATCCGTGTATTTTCCTAACTAATAATTTTATAACGTTATTATTTTTTTAGCCTATCGATTACGTTTTATTATTAACCATTCGTGACAGTAATCTCGCTAACAACCTTTGCCAATATGCTTACTTCACTAACCGGCCAATTGACATCATTGATTCGCCATACATCACCGGGTAAACGGGTAAGCTCACTGATAGATACAACTCCCGCTTTTTCAATCAACCACAGACCATCAGTGATTTTCTTGAATTGATGTTCAACCAGAAATGAACTCTTGGCATTAGGTGAAGAAATCAACTCAGGCTCATCTATCTGTACTGGAAGTAATTCAGGATCAAGTAATACAGGGCTAGCATCGGTTAACAATCCATCAACCAACTTTCTATGCTGAATTAATTTAGCATGTTCTTTTTCATTAGTAGCTTTGTCGGCTTCCCACGGTTCACCCTCCCCAGTTGCTAACCATTGTAAAGATGCACCCGTTTCAAGAGCGCACTGAACAATTTCTTTACCGGGAAAATACCCACGTTTAATCCACGTACTTACTGTTCCATGACCAACACCTATTTTTCCTACAAGCTCACGTTGCGTTGAAAAACCGTAGGCTTTCAATAACCTATCAACAACAGCCTGTCCGCCACTAAAAATCATTCAATATTCCCGCCGAAATAATATTGACTAGTACACATTTGAGGATTAAATTCCTCATTGTTGTACATAGACACAAGTTAACCCGCATTAACCACACATTACAGGATGCACCATGATGCAAAACCTTGCAATCACAGTAACCTCTCCTTATTTATCCCTGCCCGAGTTCTCAAAATTGAGCGGAATCCCTTATGAAACCTGCCGTGGAATGGTGAAAGATGGTCGTTTACCTATCCGCCAGAAAGTTCGCAAAATGGAAAAGGTTCTCGTAAATATGATCGCTCTCACTAAAGAAGCAGCAAACCAGTAATGTTCGATATTCAAATTTGCCAACTAATTGTCGGTATATGTGAGGAAGTAAGCCATGTTTGATTTTTCAGTATCCAAACATCCGCACTTTGATAACGCCTGCCGCCAGTTTGCTTTAAAGCACAACTTAGTCGAGCTGGCAGCAAACGCAGGGATTACGGCGCAGGTTCTGCGGAATAAATTAAACCCCGATCAGCCGCACCGTTTGACCGTAGACGAACTGTTACGCATCACCGACCTGACCGAAGACCCAACGTTATTAGACGGACTGCTGTTACAAATCAATTGCATGCCATCGGTGCCAGTCAATGAAGCCTGTGCCGGTAATATCCCAACTTATGCGTTACATGCTACTGCTGCTGTTGGCTTAATTGCCGCAGCTGCTGTTCAAGGCGATCATAAGACCGCTTCCCGTAAATCATCGCTACTGGATACCGTCAATACTGCGATTCGCCACCTGTCACTGATTGGCCTGACAGTGCAATGTCGCATTCAGTCAACCCCTGCGCTTGCTTCAACCGTTGATGTTATTAGCGGATTGAGTGCTGTCGCCGGTTTGAGTTGAGGTGTCTTTATGATTATTTCTATTGCCCCATTGTTAAAACAGCAAAGCCCGGTAAACCTGCGCCATTTCGGCCATGGTGTGCTGGAGTTGAAGAACGGCCAGCGCTGGAAGCCGGGAAGTAATCAAAAGGCACTTTTACAAGAATTGTCCTCTGCAAAGAAGACGCCAATATTACGCCGTCTGTTCGGGCGTTAATTGGGGGTTATATGTTGCAATTAACGGAATCTGAAAAATTAAGAATGATGGGTATTGCTCGTATTGCTGAATTAAAAGAAACGCATTTCCGTAATAGAAAGAATGTTGCTCAAGAGGCTTTTGATAAATCGCCTGCACATTTGCGTAAAACAATCTGTTTTCATGCCGGGTTAAAAAGCCGTCATGTGAATATGCAGTTTTCAGAATTAACTCCAGCAGAAAGAGAATCTGTTGTTGAAGCGTTGAATTACTTAATTGAGTTTACTCGTTCGTTGCCGTCATTTGTCAGTAATGATGACTGCGCACTGAATATTATTAATTAATTATCACCGCAATATATGGCGTTCTACTCGCCGGGTTTCGTATTACCTAAAAACAGGAATTACCAATGAAAAATATAGTACATAAAGTTCGATTTATTGGTGTCGATCATGCTGACCCCGCTAGTGAACGTTCGGTGTTAACCATACAGGTTGAATCTCTAGAAGCACTATTAAATGAAACACGGGCTGATGAAAGAAAGAATCAGGCTGTACTTGTCTCTTCCCAACTAGAAAAGGTAGCCAACCAAATTGGGGAGATGAGCGCCGTAGAAGTTGCTGACCTTCTCAACCAAATGGCCGAACGCATGATCAATCAGTCCCGCGAGCAACATTAAAACGCTTATCAGCAGTATTTCTGACTGAACAAAATAACAGCAACTACGGAGACTTAAATGCCCACTAAAAAAATCACTACCGAGGTATATAACGTGGGAATTGGCCCTGAATGCACTCAGGGGTTTTCGCTGCATCTACAGAAGCAACCCACGCAGGGTTCAAGTCTCCAGCAATTAGCGATGACACAAACTCATTCCAATCTGGCGACACAAGAAAGACTGAAGTATTCAGTGGCAAATGAATCCTATCATTGTAAAAAAACCGTACCGTCTGGAGAGTGCAATCAACAGAGACATGAATATCTGTCTCTAGCTCTGCCAGATAACCCGTCTTCTCCCATACAAATCTTTGGGGCTTCGGAATTTGCTGATACACGATTTGTAATGCGTGCTGAATTACTTCTTTCCATTGCTCGCGCGGTGGGGGAACTTTTGGAAGGTTGCACTCCATCTGACGAGCAAGACTCCTTCGATCGTCTTTTGATAAAGGCCAGCGCTCTTTTACGCGAAGCGGTGCGCACTGAACAAGAACCTCACAAGCCTCAATCAAACGATGTGCAGGAGCAAGCATAAATGTTTTTGGCTTTGTATCCATATCCACAAGAAATTTTAGGTTGTCTGTATAGCGTCCTGTTGAGCCGCTATAACTCAAAGCTTGCTTATCTTCCATGTTGCCTCGTTCTGAGCGCCAAATGATCGGGAAGCAATATAACCAAGATCTGGTTAACCATAAACAAGAGATAATAGCTAAAGACTCACATCGTGCCTCCCGAGGCCGCATTATCCCAACTCCGCCGTTGCCTTATCCGGGCAGCGGCGCTGCTGTTCCTGCTTATGCCTATCCCGGCAGCAAACCGCGCCAAACCCTTGCACCAGCAAGACCGCTTACCCGTGAACAACTGATTCAGGGGCAAGCTGTTTTAGCCAATATCAATAATCTGCCCCACTTCCTACGCAGCCAGTTCATTTCTCGCTATGAATACCTGTTAGCCAATAAAGGGCTAAACGACGCTAACAAATGGCTGGTGTTTGTTTTTGACCAGCGTATCTGGCCGCGTATTGAGGTGGTCAATAGTAAAAATGTTATGCGCCTTAGTGCGTCAATGAGCTTTTCCACTGATACCCCAACCTATGCCAGCTTAGCGGGTATGCATGATAAAGAGCTGCGCCGCTTTGCCCGCAAAATCGGCGATGAGCTAATGGTGGCGTACAACCATCATTGTGATGAATGCATTAAGGTTAATCAGGGTGACAGGGCCGTTTTATTGCAGGCCGATACACAGGTTCGTATTTATGGCGATCTTGCCAGAATGGCGCGCGCTTTTAATATCACCCCGATGCACTGGCGCAAATACCTGAAAGACCGGTTAGATATCACGTCTGCTATCGCCAGCCTGTCACGGCTGGTTGATCCTGAATGGTGGGAGCGCAAACTCAAAGCACAGCGCACCCGCTGGCGGGAGGCGTTATTGATTGCTGTCGGTAATGTCAGCCGTGATATGTCGGCCTCTTCTTATGCCAGTAAGCAGGCTATCCGCGAAGTGTTCGCCCGTCGTCAGTCTAATTTGGAATACCTCAAAAGCTGCCAGTTAGAAAACATTGAAACCGGTGAGCGCATCGACCTGATTGATAAGGTGATGGCGAGTATTTCCAATCCAGAAATTCGCCGTATGGAGCTAATGAGCACCATCGCCGGTATCGAAAAATATGCCGCTTCACAGAAGCACGTCGGCATGTTCCTGACCGTCACCACCCCGTCAAAATATCACCCGACCCGCGTTATCGGTAAAGGGGATAACGAGAAAGTCCAGCTTAACCATAAGTGGGACGATGAAGCCTATTCCCCCAAAGACGGCCAGCGCTACCTTTGCAATATTTGGAGCAAAATGCGCACTGCCTTTAAAGACAATAAATTAAGCGTCTACGGAATGCGGGTGGTTGAGCCGCACCACGACGGCACCCCGCACTGGCACATGATGCTGTTTTGTGAGCGCCGCCAGCGCCAACAGATTATCGACATAATGCGCCGCTATGCGTTGAAAGAAGACAGTGACGAGCGCGGGGCCGCTAAATACCGCTTTGAGTGCAAGCACCTGAACAAAGGCGGGGCCGCTGGTTACATCGCTAAATACATTGCCAAGAATATCGATGGCTATGCGCTTGAGGGTGAACGCGACCATGAAACCGGTGAGCTGCTAACCGATTCCGCTGCGGCGGTTACAGCATGGGCGGCAACGTGGCGCATCCCTCAGTTTCGCCCAATGGGTATTCCCTCCATGGGAGCCTATCGCGAGTGTCGCCGTATCCGTTTTATCAGTCTGGCCGAGTCGTTTGACGAAACGGTGGAAGCTGTGCGCCATGCGGCTGACGAGGGTGATTTTGCTGCCTACATCGCTGCGCAGGGTGGAACCAATAGCGGCAATCAGACTGTGCGTGTAGCCAAACGCATTGCCGATGAGCTGAACGCCTACGATGAAGAAGTGATGAAAGTCGTCGGTATCTATGCCCCTCACTTGGGCGCTGACCATGTTCATGAAACCCGTACAACCCAATGGCGCATCGTTTCTGGTGCCGTTGACGTTGAGCCTTTGACTTTGAAAAGCGCCTCTGGCGCGCCTCGGAGTCCTGTCAATAACTGTGGGTTAGGTGGAAACACCCAAGCGACAAATGACCCCAACGGGGAGGCTAAAACGCCTGTGATGGCGATGGAATACCCACCGGATGCAGTTATTGACTGGTCGGACACTGCCGCCGTAAAGGCGATTGTGGCTCGCGTTAAAGAGAAACAGCCAACGATCAGTAAGATGCAACGCAGTTATGACCCCACCAAGGGCCGACTTATTGCGCCATCAGCCCGTTTAACCCGCGAAGAACGCCAGCGCATCCCACAAATCCGCAACGATTTACTGTTGAAAGATATCAGCGCCCAACGCTGGGTACTGGAATCGTTAGCCCGTGGGGCAAAAATGTCTGTTGGTGATGCTGTTATCCATTATCCGGCCTTGTCCGACTGGCCGGAATTCGATGATTAATCTACCTATGAGGAAAACCATGACTAAAACCGCCGCAACTACCCGCAAACAGGCACAGCGCCAGCGTGATAAATCTGCCGGTATCAATGAGGTTCGCGCCCGACTTGAGCCGGAAGAGTTCGCCATGCTGAACGAGGGCATGGTCGCCCGGCGTCTGTTTCGGCCAGCCTATGATTTACCAGAATATATCGCGCTGCTTATTCGGCAAGATAACCTGCGACTAAAAGAGCAACTGGCCGAGATGGGTAAACAACGTTGCGGCAGATGTGGCGATACCTTGCCGGGCGATCCGAATGGATGCTGTTTGCGGGGTGAAGCTGCGTGCTGGCAGACCAAAGGTATCAACAGCCTATTAATTAGCATAGTTAAACCTTTGTGACGCGTCACATCGGATTATTTTTACAACATATAGCGCGTCACAAGCATCTGATTTAGCTAAATAGCCGTATACGGTATTGACCTTAATATTCTTTTACTCAATACTGTATATAAATACAGTATAATAAGGAACCTGCATGGAACACGTTGATAAAATAGAACTAACGCTAACAAGAATTAAATTTATTGCTGAAGTTTCGCAAGTTGCACAGTGCAGTAATAGTGAGTTTCTTGTCGCCATGTCGTTGATATCAGACCTGACCAGCCAGATAGTGACGAGCCAAAATTATGATGAGATTTTCTATAACGCCGACGGCCAAAAGCCGCACTGATAAATTCCCCATAAAACGATGCATGTGTGGCCCCCCATCGCGATTTGGGTCATGCATGCATATAGTGCATGATTCCGCATGTCGATCCCCTCCCCTATTTCCCCTGTTAGCGCCAGTTCCGGCGCGGATCTCAATGGATCATGCAAGTGCATGAAAAGCGACCTGCAAAGCGCGCAGGCGTGGCGGGGATAGCATTGCGCGCAAAGGGTTTTGATACCCTTATTTATAGATCTTGGGCGGGCCGTGGTGCTGCGTTCGGTTGGGTTGGGAATCAATGCGTGTTCATCGGGTGCGAGGGCGTGGCGGGCGTCTGGTGGCGTATGGCGCGAGGTGTTGGGATTGCTACTTTTCGGGCATGAAAAAGCCGCCCGGTTCGGCGGCTATGATATTCAAAAATATCAATTAACTATTTGCAAACTTGAAACGCTGCCAGCTTGTTTTCATCTGTATACAGTGCAGCGACAAAGCCATCTGTAACCAGTGAGTTGATAACGCCAAGCGCGCCAGTCATGTATTTGTCTTTAGACATACCACACATCACCTCAGAGTCATGGGCTAACGTCGCGTTACATTCTATTCGATGCGATACCAGCGCAGTAATACAATCCGGGTCAAGTGACAACGCTTGATTAAGAATATCAACAGCCCGTTGCGCTGTGATTTTCTGGTTAGTTTGAGTTTCCATAATTATTACTCGTTTCGTTTCGCATTTTTGGGGTGGCTGAGGCGGTGGCGCGGGCCTCTTCACAATATCGCCGGGGTTATATGGCGGCGGTGTTGGCGCTTTACGTCCCATATTAATCCTCGCTTATCAGTTCATAAGGCTTAAACCGGATCACCTCTTCCCCTATCCAGTCATTCACCTCTTTCAATCGTTCTTGCAACGGCGTTAACTCGTTACGGACAAACACTTGTGAGGCTTTCGCCACGTCACCGAATCCGCCGGTATTGTTGGGAATAATCCCCATCATCTGCGGTGGCACCCGGTGCACACTGAGCAGGTCGTCGCGGGTGGCGTTCTTGATATTAAAAAAGTCATCTTTGGTGGCGACTTCGCTCAACGGTAAAATCTGGATACCGTCTTTTTTGCCATTAGGCGCGTACATAAACAGGTTGCGGAAATTGCCTAGCCCTTTGGTGTCGCGCATCGCTTTACGCATTGCCTCAATATCGCTGCTACTTTGCGCCGCATCAGTCATATACAGGATGTATCCCGCGTGAGCGCCGTTCTGATAATACTTGCGGCGAAACAGCGTGGCGGCTTCATTGAGCCATGCCGAATTTAAACCGCTGAGGTATTCCGGTAAACCGTAAAGCTCCTGATTGATATCCGGCTCGATCAGGTGGAAAACGCTCCCGGCGGCGAACAGGTGTTCATCTTTCCAGTTCTGGACAAACCAATAGCACTCTTTTTCTAATCCACGTCGGGTGTACTTTGCCGGGCTGGGGTCGAGGCGCAGTGCTGCGCCCAGTTGGTTACGGCGCAGCTCTAAAAACGCATTGCCGAATACCAGATAATCCAGCGCATAACGGCTAAAAGCCTGCTGACTGAGCATGGGGTGTGGGATAAAAGTACTTGCCAGTATGTTGCGCTTCACATACAGCGGTGAGCTGTGATGCACTGCCGCCCGGAAGCTGCGCGCCAGCCCGTCAAAGCTGATAGGCGGGTCATACCATTTTCCGTTGCCGGTGCATTCGATGTAATCCAGAATTTCCCGCTTGTCGAGCACGGCGGAGGGTTCGCCAAAGGTGAACGCCTCCACCGGCTGCTGTTGGCTGGCGGTGTGATTGGTTGCCGGGCGACTTAATGCCTTGCGGCCTTTGCGCTTACTCATCCGTAAAACTCCAAGAAATTAGGGCTGTGACCGCCATATGTCGCGGTAAGGGGTTCATTTAACAGGGCGTGCATAATCGCCCACGCCACATCGGCATGGCTGGCTTCTTCACTGCGGCTGGCAACATAAGTCGAACTCTTGCCGCTGGCGGTCATGGTTTTGCGAATGGCCATAAATGACTGGGTGATATCGGTGTGGCCGGTGTCATATTCCAGACGGCCGTTATTGATGGTGTGTTTGGCTTTCAGCACCATGGCGGTTTTGATTTCAGGGGTGTATTTGATTTCCCTTGCGGCCGGGAAGAACTGGCGCACCAACTGGAAAACACCTTGCCCGACGGTAGTCGCATCAATACCGATGTATTCCACGCAATATTTCTGCGTCAATTCTTCGATATGCTTGGCCTGCGCTTCAAAATCCATACCTTTCCACTGGTGGCGCTCCAACACGCGGAACTTGCCGCCCGGCACCATTGGCGGCGCAATCACCGCACACCCGGCACTGTCGCCGCCGTTGGCCTCGGACGGGTCATAACCGATCCACACCGGGCGATAACCAAACGGCCGCAACGAATAGGGGTTGTAGTCTTCCCACTCTTCCAGACTGTCCACCATGCAAGCCTGCAACTCGGCGAACGGGAAGACTGACGCTTGATCGTCCACAAACTCGCACATCAGCAGGTTTTGATATTCTGACGGGCCGTATTCCAGTGAGAGCTGGTTAAGGTCAAACAGGTTACAACCGCCCGCCAGTGCATCTTCAACCGTGACAATCTGCCGCCACTGACCATCAGCACACAGCGCGCCACGGGCTAAATGGCTGTGGCTTAAATCCAGTTGGATATGGTCGGATTTATTGCGGCGGCCTTTATTGAACAACTCACCAGACCAGAACGGGTAGGCGCTGTGGGCCAGACTCGACGGTGTGGAGAAATAGGTGGTACGCCATTTTTTGTGTAATGACATGCCGCTGGCGACTTTGCGCAGCTCCTGAAACTTGGGGATCCAGAAATATTCGTCAAGATAGAGATTGCCGGTGTAGCTCTGCGCGGTGCGCACGTTAGTGCCGAGGAAGAACAAGCGCGCCCCGTTCGGCAGCACCATCGGGTCACCTTTCAGGTCAACGTCAACCATGCGGGCAAAGTCGATAATGTAGCTTTTGAACACGTGCGCCTGTGCCTTACTGGCTGACAGGAATATCTGGTTACGTCCGGTTTTGATGGCGTCCAGCAGCGCTTCGCGGGCAAAGAAGAAGGTTGCACCAATCTGGCGCGATTTCAGGATATTGCGGATGCGGTGAGTGAGTCCGGCCTCAAACCAATTGCGCTGATAATCAAAGATATTTTCGTGAAAAATAGACTCCAGCTTTTCAATAGCGGATTCACCGAACAGGTTTTTATCCGGGGTCTTGCGCTCCCCTTTGTTGCGGTTCGCTACGTTCGGATTTAAATCAGCTTCGCTGCCGGTCTGGCTGTAGCGGTTAACCCGCGCCAGCCGTTCAATCTGGCGGCCTAACAGGTCAATCTCTTTAAAGTCCCGCCCCTCTTTGGCGTCTTTCATGATGAGCTGAATCAACCGCGCTTCCATGCTGGTTTCCACGCGGGAAATGGGCGCAATGGCGTCCCACCCGTCGCGCTTCTTCCAGCTCTGCACAGTCGGCGATTTCAGGGCCAGCGTGTCCGCAATCTGGCGCACAGAAAAGCCCTGCCAGTAAAGCAAGGCCGCCTGTCGCCGTGGGTCGCTGATGATGGTGCTCGGTGTCGTATTCATGCCATTAGGCTACGCGACCAGCCCGACCCTCTGCGCGTCCTCGCTGTTGTGCCAGCCCCGTCACAACTGGCTTTCGTTGTTGCCGCCCCCCTCAGTCTGGAAACTAAGCCCCGTACCAAACAACCCACATTAAATGGAGCCGCTCATGGCTAAGAAAGTCTCTAAGTATTTTCGTATCGGCGTTGAAGGTGATACCTGCGACGGACGAGTGATTGACGCTGACGATATCAACCAGATGGCCGAGTCATTTGATCCACGCGTCTACGGTTGCCGTATCAATTTGGAGCATTTGAAAAGTTATTTCCCTGACAGCCCCTTCCGCCGTTATGGCGATGTATCAGCACTTAAAGCAGAAACCATTGAAGACGATTCCATCCTGAACGGTAAGCGTGCGTTGTTCGCCCAAATCAGCCCAACCGATGATTTGGTGCAGATGAACAAAGCCCTACAGAAAATCTATACCTCCATGGAAATTCGCCCGAACTTTGCCAATACCGGTAAAGCCTATCTGGTTGGGCTAGCCGTGACCGATGACCCGGCCAGTCTCGGTACTGAAATGCTGGAATTTAGCGCCAAAGCCAAGCACAACCCACTGGCCGCCCGTAAGTCTCACCCGGATAACTTTTTCTCTGCGGCGGTTGAAGTGCAACTGGAGTTTGAAGACGTGGCCGAGCCGGGTGTCACCTTACTCAACATGGTGAAGTCAGTATTCAGTCGTAAACAGGCAACCGATGATGCCCGTTTTAATGATGTGCATGAGGCGGTGAATGCCGTGGCAGTGCATGTGCAGGAACAGGGGGAAACCATTGAAGCCCGCTTTGCCGCCATTGAGAAACAACTCACTGACCACGTGGTGGAGCTGAAGCAGAGCATCGAAAAGGGAAAGCAAGGGGTTACGTCCCTCGAAAACAAACTGTCTATCACTGAAAACTTTAGCCAGACCAAGCGCCCGGAATCCACTGGTGTCAATGGTCAAGCCGACGTGCTGACTGACTGCTAATCAGGGTCACAGGCCGCCCATTGTGCGGTCACGTTGTTATTTCACCATTACATTATTTAACTGAATCAGGATTATTATGCGCCCAGCAACCCGTTTTAAATTTAATGCCTATCTGACCCGTCAAGCCGAGCTGAACGGGGTCGCAACCGGCGATTTGAATAAAAAATTCAACGTTGAACCCTCCGTCACGCAAACCATCATGACCCGCGTCCAAGAGTCCTCTGATTTCCTAAGCAGCATCAATATTGTGCCCGTCGCCGAGCTGACCGCTGAAAAAGTCGGCCTCGGTGTGAATGGCACAGTCGCCAGTACCACCGATACTGACGGCGGAGACGAGCGCGAAACTGCCGAGTTTGCCTCACTGGACAGTGAGAAATATTTCTGTGAACAGGTGAACTACGACTTCCACATCCGCTATAGCACCCTCGATATGTGGGCGCGTTATCTGGACTTCCAGACCCGCTTGCGCGACGCCATTATCAAGCGGCAGGCGCTAGACCGCATTATGGCGGGTTTCAATGGCACCCACCGCGCCAAAACATCCAATCGCGCGCAGTTTCCTATGTTGGAAGATCTTGCTGTGGGTTGGTTGCAAAAATACCGTAATAACGCACCGGCCCGCGTGATGAGTAAAGTCGTCGGGGAAAATGGTGAGTTGGTATCAGATAAGATTCGTGTTGGCGAGGGCGGTGACTACGTCAATCTTGATGCACTGGTGATGGATGCTGCCAGCTCGATGATTGCCGAATGGTATCAGGAAGACCCCGGCCTTGTTGTCCTGACAGGTCGCAATCTGATGCAGGATAAGTATTTCCCGCTGGTCAACAAAGCGCAGGAAAACAGCGAATCCCTTGCTGCTGACATGATTATCAGCCAGAAGCGAATCGGTAACTTACCTGCCGTCAGTGCGCCCTATTTCCCGGCCAATGCATTCATGATCACCCGCCTTGATAACCTGTCTATCTACTGGCTGGAAGACTCACACCGCCGCCATATTGATGAAGTTGCTAAACGTGACCGTATCGAAAACTACGAATCCATTAAACAGGATTATGTGGTGGAAGATTACGCCGGGGGTTGTCTGGTGGAAAATATCGAGATTTTACCGGCAAAAAGTGGCAGTAAAACCGGAATGGGTGCAAGCGCGCTAATGGTATCTGATGCCCCGAACTATGACGGTATTGCCGCCGCGATCATGGCTGCGGTGAACGTTGCGGCTAACCCGAATGAAGCCAAACCGGAAGCCACCACCGATGCGCAGGCCGCGACGGAAAGCGCTCCCGAAACACCGGCAACCAAAGGGAGCAAATAAGCCATGACCAGTCCTGCGCGCCGCCACTTTATCCAACAGTCGGCTATTGCCGCCTCACAACTACGGGATAACCCGTTGCGCCATGCCACCGGCTACGAGCTGATGTTGCTTAAGCTCAATGAAGATAAACGCAAGCTGAAACAGGTGCGTTCAAATGAACGTAAAGCCGAGCTGAAGCGGCAATTATTGCCGGACTACCTGCCGTGGGTGTCAGGTGTGTTGAGTGAGGGGAAAGGCGCGCAGGACGCCATTTTAATGACCATCATGATTTGGCGTCTGGATGCCGGGGATATCCCCGGTGCACTGGATATCGCCCGTTATGCCCTGCGTTATCAGTTAGTGCCAACAGACCGCTTTACCCGTTCTACCGCGTACCTGATTGCCGAGGAAGTGGCCGAGTCTGCCGGGCGCGCCTATGCCACCGGTAAGCCGGTTGACGTTGACCACCTGCTGCAAACCATTGAGCTGATGGAAGACGAAGACATGCCCGACCAGGTGCGGGCCAAACTGCACAAAATGACCGGTTATGTGCTGCGTGACAGTGACCGGGGCGAACTGGCCCTGAGCCACCTTCACCGCGCACTCCAATTGCATACCGGTTGTGGCGTCAAGAAAGACATTGAGCGACTGGCCGTTAAGTTAAAGAACGCCGCCAGCCGCTAACCCGAACGCTCCCCGAGCCGGGCGGCACGATGGCCGCAACAGGGTTTGCCTTGTTAACGCCGTCGTCCACCGCCCACCCATTCTGATATTGAGGTTGCCATGACCACTGTTGTTATCCCCGCGCCACGGCCTGACAAAACGGCCGAACCGGTGATTGAAAATACCTTTTTCTGGCCTGCGGTTGACCCGATAAAACTGCGCGAGCTGTTGCGCCTTGAAGGAACCGTTACCGCCGAGCGCCTGCGCTTTACCATCAAAGGCGCTATTGCCGAGGTTAACGCTGAACTGTACGAGTACCGCCGTGACCAGATGGCGGCAGGCTTTAAAACACTGGCCGAGGTACAGGCCGAGCAACTGGACGGCGAGAGCATCCAGTTGGCCGAGTACCAGCGCGCGGTCTGTGCCATTACGGCCGCACTGTTGGCCGAGCGTTATCGCGGCTATGACGCCAGCGCGCGTGGTGATAAACGCGCGGAAGCCATTGAAAGTACGGTTGATGAGTTGTGGCGTGATGCGCGGATTAGCATTCGCAACATTGCCGGTAAGCCTCACAACATTATTGGCCTTATCTGATGCAGGTCAACGCGTTGCAAGGCGACACGCTCGACGCACTGTGCTGGCGGCATTACGGCCGCACCCAAGATGTGCTTGAGCAAGTCTATGACGCAAATCCGGGGCTGTCGGAACTGGGGGCTATTCTGCCCCACGGCTATCCGGTGGAGTTGCCCGACATGGCCCCAGCGGCCCAACGTGAAACCGTTCAATTATGGGATTGAAAATGGAGAAAATCAGCTCTGCGTTAGCTTATGTTTTTGCGCTGCTGTTAGCGTTTATTGGCGCACTGAGTCCGCAAGATATTGCGTTTTATGTGGCGGCGCTGGCTGCTGCGGCGACCTGTCTTATTAACTGGTATTACCGGCGCAAGAGTTATTTCTTGCTGAAAGAACTGAGTATTAGGCGGGAGGTGTTCGATGAACTCAATCGTTAAGCGCTGTCTGGTCGGGGTCATTCTGGCGCTGGCCGCCACCTTGCCAAACTATCAGACGCTCAAAACATCGGCTGCCGGACTAAAACTGATTGCCGATTATGAGGGCTGCCAGCTCAACGCCTACCAATGCAGCGCCAACGTTTGGACAAATGGCATCGGTCACACGGCTGGCGTGAAGCCGGGCAGCGTGATTAGTGAGAGGCAGGTGGCGGTCAATCTGGTGGCGGATGTGCAACGGGTTGAGCAGGCAATCGCCGTCTGTATGCCGGTTGCCATGCCACAACCGGTGTATGACGCAGTGGTGAGTTTCGTCTTTAACGTCGGCACCGGCGCGGCTTGCCGCTCGACGCTGGCCTTTTTTGTCAACAAGGGCGACTGGCGCAGCGCCTGCAATCAGTTGCCGCGCTGGGTGTACGTCAATGGCGTAAAAACCAAAGGGCTAGAACGTCGCCGCACCACTGAACAAACACACTGCCTGAGCGGGGTCTGATATGCGCATAGCCATGATGTTGATAGTCGCGTTACTGGTTGCACTGGGGTGGTATGCCAACCGCCTGAGCCACAATATCGACAGTGCCAACCGGATTATTGGCACCTTATCAGCTGGGATTGAGAGCCGGGACAATGCGATCACCCGAATGCAAGATGAGGCCCGGCAACAGGCAGACAATGAGCGGGCATTACGGCAATCACTGAGCCACGCCAGCACCTTGTCATTATCTCGTGAACAGAGAATTCAAAGGTTACTCAATGAAAATAAAGTCTTGCGTGATTGGTTTGCTACTGCTTTGCCTGCTGACGTTATCCGGCTGCACCAAAGACCCGCATTTGCCAGACCCAACGATTATTTACGTTGGCTGTCCGACGGTGAGCAGTTGCCCGCTGCCGGGCAGCACCCCGGCGGTTAACGGTGATTTAAGTGCCGATATCCGTCAGTTAGAAACCGCACTGGTGGCCTGCGGGCTGCAAGTGGAAGCTGTTAAACAGTGTCAGGAACAACACCATGTTAAAACCCAAACTGTTACGCCAAGCCTTAACCGACAGCCTGCAACTGTTCCAGACTAACCCGGAGCGGTTGAAAATGTTTGTTGATGGCGGGCGCATTGTCTCAACGCTGGCCCCGTCGCTGTCTTTTGAAAATCAATATACGCTCACGCTGTTTATTGAGGATTTCCCCGATGATATTGATTATCTCTTTGTGCCGATACTGGCATGGCTGCGGGAACATCAACCGGACATCATGGCAACAGAAGAAAAACGCCGCACCGGCTTTATTCATAAGGTTGATGTGATGAGCGATGTGTTGAGTGATATCCGTATCGACTTGCAACTGACTGAGCGGGCTATTGTGAAAGAGGTAGACGGTGCATTGCATGTTGACCATGCGCTGGAACCGGCTTGGCCGGGTACGCCAACACGACCAACAGCAATCTACTTTAACGGTGAAACGGTCAAATGAATGAACTGAAACCCTTTGATGATGCACTGGCCGGGCTGATTGCCAGTCTGACACCCAAAACCCGCAAAGCACTGGCGGTGACAGTTGCCAAACGCCTGCGGGCCAGCCAGCAACAACGCATTAAACGCCAGCAAGCGCCTGATGGCTCCCTGTATGCGGCGCGTAAATCTCAACCATTGCGTAAGCCAAAAGGCCGCATTAAACGGGAAATGTTCGCCAAGTTGCGCACCGTCCGCTATATGAAAGCCAACAGTAGCCCTGATGAGGCGGTGGTTGAGTTTGCCGGGCGCGTGGAACGGATGGCGGCAGTGCACCATTTTGGCCTGCGTGACCGTCCGAACGTGCACAGCAAAGATGTGCAGTATGACGAGCGGCCGTTGCTCGGTTTCAGTCAGCAAGATATAAAACTCATTGAATCCGAACTCTTGAATGGTCTGAATTAAATTACTTATTTTCTCATTGACAAAGATGATTTAAAAAGAGATAAAGCACTCAAGCTATGATGTTGGTCAGCTGAGAAATCAGTGAGAGGGTTCAATTCCCTCAAGCTTCTGATTCGTGCTAGCTTGAAAACTTAACATCCTTTTTTAAGGTTTTTATTTTTAATTTCATATCATCGTCGACAACAACATAATCAAGGTTCTTGGCTCTACATAGTTCGCCTTCATCTAAATTAGTGACACTACGTAAGTTTGCTCTATTCATATTCGCAACATCAAAAATAGCACCATTCATGTCACAATTTTTAAATATACAACTTTTAAATTCGCCACTTCTAAAACTTGCTTTTGTTAGATTGCAATTAATTAAAGTTACATTATGAAATTTAGCATGTGAAAATATTGCATTTCTCATATTACAATTATTAAAGGTGACGTTTTTTAATTTAGAGCCTATAAGACTTATAGCCTGCAGTTTTGTATTCACAAATTCAGAGTTGGTCATATATATATCATTCAAAACTAAGCCGGTAAGATCGCTTTCTTTAAATTTAATATCTCTTATCTCTATATATTTGGCTTTTTCAGCATTAGAACTCATGTCATCACCTGTTCCGCTGATGTTCATCCTATGTACTGTTATTTCATAAATTTTCATTTCATTTAACCGTCTGAGAATACCTACCTTTTTTAAGTTTATTTCCAAACTATTGTATTTTGATATGTCAATTAAGTTATTTAATAGATCTTTATTATTTTCATTGCGTTCTCTTCTTTTTTCAAAAAAAAATAGAATAATACCGAAAACAAAAAAATCAAAAGAAGACGCATTTAAATTAACAAGAAGGTCACTCCAGAATCCTTTATTATAAATCCCAATTTCTGTTTTTGGGAAAAACCATGTACTCAACCACGGGAAGAATAATGACCATGTAACAATGATTATAAAGTATACAAAAAAAATAATAACTATATTTTTAAGTGGGTGAGCCCGTATTTTATCAAACCAACGCTTAAACATAACATCTCAATATGCAGAAAATTTTTCAGAGTCTGACATGAAAATCCCAACAGATGCAAAGAATGTTGTGCCAACACTCTTACAAAATGAAGTTATTGATAACAAACAACCAAAAATACATCCTTTCCCCCATGAACACTCAAACCCAACTTACTGAAATTCTGCGCCTGCTGCGCAACCTGATCCGTATTGGTACGGTGGCCGAGGTCGATCTCGACAATGCCCTGTGCCGTGTGGCGACGGGAGACAATACCACCGGCTGGCTTAACTGGCTGACGCTGCGCGCCGGTCAATCGCGATCATGGTGGGCACCGTCTGGGGGTGAGCAGGTGTTGATATTATCCCTCGGCGGCGAACTGGACACAGCCTTTGTGCTGCCGGGCATTTTCTCTGATGACTTCCCGCCGCCGTCGGCCTCGGCGGATGGCCTGTATATCGCCTTTCCTGACGGTGCCACGTTGCACTATGAACCTGAGAGCGGCGAGTTGCAGGCTGATGGCATCAAAACGGCGGTTATCAATGCCAGTGAATCGATAAATGCCACTGCCCCCACTATCACCTGTGCCGCCTTGGTCAAAATCCTGCTGGATACACCCGAAGTGGAATGCACAAACAACCTGACTACCGGCACTTTAAAAGTGAAGAAAGGCGGCACGATGAACGGCAACATTCAGCACTCTGGCGGGCAGTTTTCATCTAATGGCGTGGTTATCGATAAGCACGACCACGGCGGCGTCTTGCGTGGTGGGGATTATACGGAGGGAATTAAATGACCACTGCCACCTATCTCGGCATGAGCCGCAACGCCGGGCAAACCATTACCGACGCTGACCACATCAGCCAGTCAATCGCCGACATTTTGATTACGCCAGTCGGTTCGCGGGTGATGCGCCGTGCCTATGGGTCGCTGCTATCCGAGCTGATTGACCAGCCACAAAATCCGGCCCTGCGCCTGCAAATTATGGCCGCCAGTTACAGTGCGATTTTGCGCTGGGAGCCGAGGGTCAAACTGACTGGTATCACCTTTGAAACCACTATTGACGGGAAAATGGTGGTTGATATCACCGGCACTCGCACCGATAGCGCGGCCCCCCTCTCTTTAACCATCCCTGTGAGCTAACCCTATGGCAACCATTGACCTGAGCCTGTTACCGCCGCCGTTTGTGGTGGAAGAACTGGACTATGAAACCCTGCTGGCCGAGCGTAAAGCCACGCTGATATCTCTTTACCCGGAAGAACAGCGCGCAGCCGTGGCCCGCACGTTGTCGCTGGAGTCGGAGCCGCTGGTCAAGTTGCTACAGGAAAACGCTTACCGCGAGGTGATATTACGCCAGCGTGTCAACGATGCGGCGCGCGCGGTGATGGTGGCCTATGCCGTCGGCAGTGATTTAGACCAGCTCGGCGCAAATAACAACGTTGAGCGGCTGGTGATCACCCCGGCAGACCCCACCGCTATTCCGCCGATTGAGGCCGTGATGGAATCTGACAGTGATTTCCGGGTGCGTATCCCGCAAGCCTTTGAGGGCTTGAGCGTCGCCGGGCCAACGGGTGCTTATGAATATCACGCCAAAAGCGCTGATGGCCGTGTGGCCGATGCCTCGGCAATCAGTCCGACCCCCGCCTGTGTCACGGTCACGGTGTTGTCGCGTGAGGGCAACGGCGAAGCCTCAGCCGAACTGCTGGCCGTGGTTGAGGCCGCGCTGAATGATGAGAACACGCGGCCAGTGGCTGACCGGGTGACGGTGCAATCCGCCCACATTGAAGATTATGAGATTGACGCGGTGCTCTATCTGCATCCGGGGCCGGAGGCTGAACCGGTACGCATTGCGGCAGAGAAGAAACTGACCGCCTTTGTGACCGCACAGCGCCGCCTTGGTCGCGACATTCGTCTGTCGGCCCTCTATGCCGCGCTGCATGTTGAGGGCGTCCAGCGGGCGGTAATTAATGCCCCCCTGGCTGACGTGGTGCTGGATAAAACCCAAGCGGCTTGGTGCACCGGCAGCAGCATCACTGTCGGGGGTACGGATGACTGACCGTTTATTGCCTGTTGGTTCTTCTGTGCTGGAAGTGGCCGCCGCGCGCGCCTGTGCCGAACTGGAGAATACCCCAGTACCCATTCGCCAGCTCTGGAACGCCGACACTTGCCCGCTGCCACTGTTGCCCTATCTGGCGTGGGCGTGGTCGGTTGACCGCTGGGATGAGAAATGGACGGAAGCCACCAAGCGCGCGGTGGTGAAGTCCTCGCAGTACGTGCACAAACACAAGGGCACCATTGGCGCAATCCGTCGGGTGGTTGAGCCGCTCGGCTATCTCATCAAGGTGATTGAGTGGTGGAAGACCAACGAAACACCCGGCACCTTTCGACTCGATGTTGGGGTGTTGGAAACCGGCATTACCGAAGAGATGTATCAAGAGCTTGAGCGGCTGATAGACGACGCCAAGCCATGCAGCCGCCACTTAGTCGGCCTGTCTATCAATCTCGACAGTAGCGGCCCGCTGTATGTCGCCGCAGGTAGTTACAGCGGTGATGAGCTGACCGTATACCCGTATTTACCTGAAACCATAACCGTGACCGGCGAGGGTTACGCCAGTGCCGCAATCCACATTATCGATGACCTGAGAGTGAACCCATGACAGCGAGATTCTTTGCTTTACTGACCAACATCGGCGCGGCCAAGCTGGCGAACGCCACCGCGCTCGGCACCCGCTTAGAGATTACCCAAATGGCGGTCGGGGATGGCGGCGGAACCCTGCCGACCCCTAGCCCGGCACAAACCAAACTGGTGAATGAGCAGCGCCGCGCCGCCCTTAACATGCTGACCATTGACCCGATTAACACCAGTCAGATTATTGCTGAACAGGTTATCCCTGAGACTGAGGGCGGGTGGTGGGTCCGGGAGATTGGCTTGCTGGATAAAGACGGTGATTTGGTTGCGATTGCCAACTGTGCCGAAACCTATAAACCGCAACTGCAAGAGGGCAGCGGTCGCACCCAAACCATTCGGGTAATTTTAATTGTCAGCAGCACGGCGGCGGTTACGTTGAAAATCGACCCGTCAGTGGTGCTGGCAACGCGTCAATACGTTGATAAAAAAACTGATGATAAAGCGATTGAGGTTAAAGCCTACGCTGATGACCTGTTGGCGGCGCATGCAAAATCACGTAATCACCCAGATGCATCGTTAACCGCTAAAGGTTTTGCTCAGTACAGCAATGCCATTGACAGCGACAGCGAAAAGCAGGCCGCCACCTCAAAGGCAGTAAAAACGGTTACCGAAGCCGGTGTGATGGCAATGAGCGACCACGTACAAACCGATAACCCCCATGACCAGTATTTACAGATTGCTAATCTGTTGTCTGAGATTAAAGAGCTGGGGCCGACCGCACTGGCTGAGACTCTCAGAAATATTGGCGCAGCGAGTTTATCTCAATTAACGGGAATTGTTGGAGCGTCCAGAAATGCAAAAATGAGTATTCCAGTAACTCATGCAACTGCCACTTTTACAGCAGATGAGTTGATTGTTCAAACTGCGCTGGGAGGACTGCAATACAAACTGAGCAGTTTCAGCAAGACGATTAACCTTGCAACAACTGGCGCGGGCGGCATGGATACAGGCACTGTTCCCGTAACTGGATTCGTTGCACTGTATGCGATTTATAACCCGACAACACAAGCATCTGCATTGATGGCTGTTAACGCAACATCAGTATTGGCTCCAGAGATTTGCGGCGGGGTAATGCCACCTGGATACACTGCATCAGCACTTGTTAGCGTGTGGCGCATTGCGGCCAGTAAATTCATACCCGGTGAACAAGTCAACCGCTCAATATCGATTCAATCTACAACGGCGTTCACTATTACTGCCAGTACACCGGCCACAACCATTGCGTCTATATCGTCAATAGTTCCAGTGAACACGAAAAGAATATCAGGGATTGTAAACATTCTTATTGCTACCGCCGGTGGTGGTAACTATACAGAGTTTAATCTATTCAGTAGCGCCAGCAGTGTTGGTCGTCAATCTGCGAGATACGGCGCGCCATCGATTGGTGACATGAATTGTAATTACTCCGTCGCTGTAAATGGTCAGAATGTTTATTATTCAACATTTAGTGCGAGCGGTTCATTAACAGCAAGCGCTTACATTTCAAAATATGAATTTTAGGAGCCGAGATGATTTACGTAAACTTTACAGATGAGACAAATACGGAAATTTCCGCTTCATTTGCTAGCCCACAATCACCGGAAGTTTATTTTTTTCTTGGTGAAGTAAAAGAAAGTGACCAGCGATATAGAGAATATTTGTCAAAGTTTAATATATCAAAAGCGCCGGATATCGAGTGACCATTAGCACTGAACAATAACCTGCCGGGCTTAACTGTCCGGTTTTTTCCGTTGTACCAGCGACCACACATCCCCTATCAGATGCCCCCCGCGCGGTAAGCCGTCACCATACTCTCACCCTTAACCAACGGAGAGTTACCCCATGGGTGATTACCATCACGGCGTCCGCGTTCTCGAAATCAACGAGGGGACGCGTGTCATTTCCACTATTTCCACCGCCATTGTCGGCATGGTCTGCACCAGTGACGATGCTGACGCAACCGCATTCCCTCTCAACACCCCGGTACTGATCACTGATGTGCGCGCCGCCGCCGGTAAAGCCGGTAAAAAAGGTACGCTGGCCGCGTCATTGCTGGCGATTGCCGAACAGTCGCGCCCGGTCACCATTGTGGTGCGAGTGGCTACCGGCAAAGATGAGGCTGAAACCACGTCTAATATTATTGGCGGTGCAGACGAGAACGGCCGCTACACCGGTATGAAAGCGCTGTTAGATGCGCAATCAGTCACCGGCGTGCGTCCGCGCATTCTTGGTGTGCCGGGGCTGGATAACCAACAAGTGTCTACTACGCTGGCGAGTATCTGCCAGCAGTTGCGCGCCTTTGGCTATATCAGCGCCTACGGTTGCAAAACCCTTTCCGAAGCTATCTTGTACCGTAACAATTTCAGCCAACGCGAGTTGATGTTGATTTGGCCGGACTTCCTGAGCTGGAACACCACCGCCAACAGCACAGATATTGCTTATGCCACCGCCCGCGCCCTCGGTCTGCGCGCCAAGATTGATACCGATACCGGCTGGCATAAAACCCTGTCTAACGTCGGCGTAAATGGCGTAACCGGTATCTCTGCCAGCGTCTACTGGGATTTACAGACCGTTGGCACTGACGCTGACCTGCTCAATAAAGCCTGTGTTACCACCCTTGTGCGTAAAGACGGCTTCAAGTTTTGGGGTTCGCGTACCTGTTCTGACGACCCACTGTTTGCCTTTGAGAACTACACCCGCACCGCGCAGATTCTGGCCGACACCATGGCCGAGGCGCAGTTGTGGGCGATAGACCGCCCGATGCACCCGACGCTGGTCAAAGACATGATTGGCAGCATCAACGCCAAATTCCGCGAAATGAAATCCGCCGGACTGATTATTGATGGCACCTGCTGGTATGACGACAGCGCCAACGATAAAGACACTCTGAAAGCGGGCAAGCTGTTTATCGATTACGACTACACCCCAGTGCCACCACTGGAAGATTTAACCCTGCGCCAGCGTATCACCGATAAATATTTGGTGAACTTTGCCGCCGCCGTCAACAGCTAAGGAAAACTGACTTATGGCACTGCCACGTAAGCTGAAATTGATGAACCTGTTTAACGATGGCCGGGATTACATGGGGATCGTCTCCGCCATCACCCTGCCAAAACTGACTCGCAAGCTGGAGAACTACCGGGGCGGCGGGATGAATGGCGTTGCGCCGATTGATTTGGGTCTGGATGACGATGCGCTATCCATGGAATGGTCGATGGGTGGTCTCGACGAGCTGGTGTTGCAGCAATGGGGAACGCCTAAAGTTGACGGGGTTCCGCTGCGCTTTGCGGGCGCTTATCAGCGTGACGATACCGGCGAAGTGACAGCGGTAGAGGTCGAAATCCGTGGCCGTCATAAAGAGATTGATGGCGGTGAATCCAAGCAAGGGGAAGACACTGAAACCAAGGTGTCCACTCAGTGCACCTACTACAAGCTGACCATTGACGGCAAGGTGGTAATGGAAATTGACGTGGTTAACTTGATTGAAATTGTTAACGGCGTAGACCTGCTGGAAGCCCAACGCAAGGCCATTGGCCGCTAACCCTTGACGGCCAGTGCTGACCCGCTGGCCTCTAACTGAATTGGAAAGAACACATGAAAAAACTCACTGTTAAAACTGAAGCCGTCGCCGAGGTTAACGAGAATGTGGTGGTACTGGAAACTCCGCTAAAGCGTGGCGATACCCTGATTACTGAAATCGAAGTTTACCGCCCGAATGCCGGGGCGCTACGCGGGGTGCGGCTTTCCGATGTCGCTCATTCTGATGTGGATGCGCTGATTGTGGTGTTACCCCGCATTACGACACCGACACTGACCGCCGCAGAATGCAGCCGCTTAGAATTGCCGGATTTAGTGGCACTGGCGGGAAAGGTGATTGGTTTTTTGTCGCCGAAACAGGGGGCGTAACGCTCGACCCAAAACTGGAAGTTGACGACCTGATGGCGGATGTTGCCGCCATTTTTCACTGGCCGCCGTCAGAGCTTTGGGCCTTGAGCCTCACAGAACTGGTGCGCTGGCGTCATAAAGCCCTACTACGCAGTGGAGCCGTAAATCATGAGTAAGAGCTTACAGTTACAGGTATTGCTCAAAGCAGTAGACCAAGCCACCCGCCCGTTTAAAGCCATTCAAACCGCCAGTAAATCCCTCACCGGGGATATTCGCAACACGCAAAGCAGCATCAAATCCCTTGATGCGCAGGCGGCGAAAATTGACGGTTTCCGCAAGGCCAGCGCCCAACTGGCCGTCACCGGGCAGGCGCTGAAAAAAGCCAAAGAAGATGCAGCGGCGCTGGCTATCGCCTTTAAAAACACCGAGAAACCCACCGCTCAACAAGCCCGACTGATGGAGGGAGCCAAGCGCGCGGCGTCTGAACTGCAAACCAAATACAACGGGTTACGCCAGTCAGTGCAGCGTCAGCGCGACGCCCTTAACGCTGACGGCATTGCCACCAAAAACCTGAGCAGTGAACAGCGCCGGTTACGCAGTAGTGCCGCCGAGGCGACTGTTGCCCTGAGTCGCCAGCGCCAAGAACTGCAACGCCTGAGCTTGAAACAGGAGCAACTCAACCGTATCAGCAATCGTTACCAGCAAGGCAAAGCCGCCACCAGTGCCGTGCGTAATACCAGTGCGGCGAGTCTTGGCGTAGCAACTGCCGGGCTGTACGGCGCGGCGAAACTGGTTGCGCCAGGTATGGAGTTTGACAGCCAGATGTCAGGCACACAGGCGATTTTAGGGCTGGATAAGAACGACGCCAAGCTGGCCGCCATTCGTAAACAGGCGCGAGATATTGGCGGTTCAACGGCCTTTTCCCCGACTGACGTAGCGCGAACCCAAGACACGCTGGCGCGTGCTGGCTATGACGCTAACTCTATTCTGGCCGCGACTGAACCGACGGTTAACCTGTCGCTGGCGTCCGGTGTGGATATTGCTGAGGCGGCCGATATTGTCACCAACATGCAATCGGCGTTTAACCTGCCGTTAGACCAGATTAAACGCGTGTCGGACGTGATGGCGAAAGGCTTTACCAGCTCAAACACCAACCTGTTAGAACTGGGTGAGGCCATGAAATATGTGGCCCCGATTGCTGAGGCCGCCGGGGCCAGCATTGAAGACACCACCGCGTTACTCGGTGTACTGGCTGATAACGGTATCAAGGGCAGCATGGCGGGTACCAGTACCAGTGCGGTGTTTAGCCGGTTGCAAGCGCCTGTCGGGCAAGCACCGGCCGCACTGAAAGAGCTGGGAATAACGACCCGCGACGACAAAGGCAATATGTTGCCGGTGGCGAAAATCCTTAAAGATATTGACCGCTCGTTTAAAAAGAACACGTTAGGCACCGCGCAGCAAGCCGAGTATCTGAAAGTGATATTTGGTGAAGAGGCGATGAAAGGCGCGGTGAAACTGGTGGCTGCTGCCGGTAACGGCAAGCTGGCGGAGAAACAAAGTAAGCTGATGCAGGCCGGTGGCACCGCGCAATCTATCGCCACAGTCAGAATGGATAACCTTGACGGCGACCTGAAAAACCTGAGTTCGGCATGGGAAGACTTAGAGATTGAAGTCTTTGAGAAGCAAGACTCCGCGCTGCGCAAACTGACCCTAACCGCAACCGACTGGCTGATTAATGTGGCTGCATGGGCCAAGAAAAACCCGGAGCTGGTCAGCACCATTACCACCGTTACTGGCGCGGCGTTGGTACTGGTTGCCGGATTGGGGGCGCTGGGGCTGATTGCATGGCCGGTCATGGCCGGGTTTAACCTGTTATTGGCTGGTGCCGGTTTGTTGAGTACCGGCTTTTCCATCATGGGTGGAACAATTGCTGCAACACTTGCCACGTTGGCATGGCCGGTCACTGCGGTGATTGCGCTTATTATTGCTGGTGCGCTGCTTATTCGTAAGTTTTGGGAGCCTATTAGCGCATTTATGGCAGGTGTAGTGACAGGCTTTACCGCTGTTGCTGGGCCAATCAGTGCGGCATTTACCCCGCTAGTTAATGGCTTTAACCAGCTCAAGACACTGTTTGCTGAATTGGTCGCCCCCATCAAATTTAGTGGGGAGTCGTTGCTTATTGCTACCACTGCTGGGGAAACATTCGGCCGAGGTTTAGCTTATGCGCTCAGACTTCCCATTGATGCACTGGGGCAGCTACGCAGTGGCATTGACTGGGTACTGGAAAAACTCGGCATTATTGATAGTAAATCTGCCGGGCTGGCCGATAACGTCCCGAAAGATAACCCTTACGCGGGGGGATACTCACCCAGTGGCGGCGTGTTATACGGCAGTTATCAGCCGGTCACCGCCAATACCGGCACCACTATCGTTGATAGCAGTGTCACCACCAATGATATCAAGGTGACTATCCCGCCGGGCATGAGCCGACAGGATGCGGAACGAATGATGGTTGATGCCCTTGCCAAGAACGAACGCGATAAGCGCGCCCGTCAGCGCGGCCAGATGGAGAATGATTAATCATGATGTTATCACTGGGGTTATTTGTCTTTATGCGCCAAACCACGCCTTACCAAAGCATGGGGCGCGATATTGATTACCGCTGGCCGACTAACAGCCGGGTGGGCTTGCGCCCATCCGCGCAATTTCTTGGCGTAGACAGTGAGAAAATTAAGCTGTCCGGTGTATTACTGCCGGAACTGACCGGTGGCCGCCTGTCATTGCTGGCCCTTGAGTCGATGGCTGACCAAGGCAAAGCGTGGCCGCTGGTTGAGGGTAGCGGCATGATTTACGGCATGTTTGTCATCGAGAGCCTGAGCCAGACCGGCACGCTATTATTTGAAGACGGTAGCGCCCGGCGCATTGAGTTCACCCTCAATCTGTTGCGGGTTGACGAGTCATTAACGGCCATGTTCGGCGACATGAAACAACAGGCTGACGAGTTGCTGGGTAAAGCGACAGCAATGACCGGTAAAGCACAGGCAGCTATCGGGGGATTATTCTCATGATGACCGGCATGTCTCTACCGGCCGGGGCGGATATGGCCCCAGACTATATGCTGATGATTAACGCGAAAGATATCACGCAGAATATTCGCGCCCGGCTGTTGTCTCTGAACCTGACCGATAACCGGGGCTTTGAAGCTGACCAGCTCGACATTGAACTGGATGACGCAGACGGCCAGCTTTCTATGCCGGAACGGGGCGCGGTGCTGTCGGTGTTTTTGGGCTGGAAAGGGTCGGCGCTGATTGGTAAAGGTGACTTTACCGTGGATGAGGTCGAGCACCATGGCGCACCAGACACACTGACTATTCGTGCCCGCAGTGCCGATTTTCGGGGTTCGCTCAATGCGCGGCGGGAAGTCTCTTATCATGAGACAACGCTGGGTAAAGTCGTGGCGCAGGTGGCGGAGCGCAACAACCTGAAAGCGATGCTGGCCGAGGGGCTGGCGGATATCGCTATCTCTCATATCGACCAGACCCAAGAAACTGACGCCAAGTTTATCACCCGGTTAGCCTCGCTTAATGGTGCAGTGGCCGCCGTTAAAGCCGGGCGATTGTTGTTTATCAAGCCGGGCAGCGGTGTCACTGCCCGTGGTAAACCCATTCCGCAAATGACGATCACCCGACAAGATGGCGACCAGCACAGCTTTAGTATTGCTGACCGGGGCGCGTATACCGGTGTCAGTGCCAGTTGGTTGCACACCAAAGACCCCAAACCGGCAAAACCGAAAAAGGTTAAGTTAAAGCGCAAGCCGAAGTTTAAACAGCTCCGCGCACTGGAACACCCGAAAGCCAAGCCGACCCGCGCCAAAGCGGCTAAAGAGAAAAAACCGGTAGAGGAAAAGCAAGGGGATTATCTGGTGGGGGCTGAGGATAATGTCTTTGTTATCACGACGGTTTACGCCACGCAAAAAGCTGCCATGCGCGCTGCCCAGTCTAAATGGGAGAAGTTACAGCGCGGTGTTGCTGAGTTCTCTATCACTCTTGCCATGGGGCGCGCTGATTTATTTCCTGAAACACCTGTTGCGGTCAACGGTTTTAAATCCGTGATAGACCAACAGAGTTGGATAATTAGCAAGGTATCGCACAGCCTGAGCAACAGCGGCTACACCACCCAATTGTCTCTCGAAGTGCTGTTGTCGGATGTGACATACGAGGCCACTGAGCAGTGAAATTCAACTAATTGATATTTATTTCACAAATGCGAATACTGGTGATAAGATCAGCATAATTACTGAATATGCAGTTTCGGAGGTAAATATGATGCATTGCCCACGCTGTAAATTTGCAGCACACGCGAGATCCAGTCGTTACCTTAGTGATGAAACTAAAGAACGCTATCACCAGTGCACGAATATTAATTGCGGCAAAACCTTTAAGACCCATGAAACAATCGTTGATACGATAATGGAGCCGGGAATAATTAATGCTGTACCGCCCCACCCTAAAGGGAATCAAGGCGTGTTGTGGATGTAGTTGAAGAAGCCTGCAAATTGCAGGTTTTTTTATTATTAAAATTTGGCGTAATTAATATCTTATTGGGGATAATTGGCGGTTTATCGTGCTTGCTACTGGATGCAGCCTTGAGGATGTGAAAAGTGCCGTAGACACAATGTAGTCATTTTGTAGTCACTCTGCTGCCACTTGCCAAATTTCAGGCACAAAAAAAA